ACTATTAACAAAAGGTGGGAAAATTGGTGTAGCATTAGCTGCTGCTTATGGTATATATGAAGGTGTATTTAATCAGCCCCCAAGTGCCGGAGAACGAGCAACTCTGTATCAAAAGAAATTAGGCAAGCAACGTCTAGAAGACCAAGGTTTTTATGCATATAGAGATGCTATTGAAAGTTTTACCGGCATGGACTACGGAGACTACATTAAAAGTATGACTCCTCCAAGAAATCCATACCAAATGGGTACAGACAATTTGCCTGACACGGATGATGGTCTTCAAGAAAAAGAAATGGTAATGAAGTATTATAGAGATACTGCTCGTGGTCAAAAGGAAATGTCAGACTTTTATGCTGCAAATCCTGAGTTCTTTACACCAACGGGTGAGAGAGTATTCCCGGAAGGTCCTCTAGGAGACATACAAAGAGCCGCACAAGAGTATCGTCAGTCAGGCGGTAAAAGTGGACTATCACCAACTATGATAGTAAATCAAATGGCTAAAGATGGCAAATTAATAGATGCTATGTCAAACCATCCTGAAGCTTTTAAAGAAGCTATTGAAGTAGGCAGTCAGTATGTAACAGAAGAAGACATAGCTGAAGTAGAAAAAAATATTCAAGAAAATCCAGAAGCAACTGTTTAGTTATAAAGTATTCTAAACTGTCTACCAATAAAGGTATTACAGTTAGACAACGTGAACTAACGACACGATATTCGTTAGATTAACTGGCTTACCCACCCCCCTCAACCGGCTACGGTGGCCCCATAAGGAGTAAGAAAATGGCAGAACCTGCTATTATGGCTGAAGAAATGCAGTCACCTAAAAAAGTTGCGTTTGCAAATCGTAAATATACTAACGAAGAAAAACGCAAAATGGAAGAAGAAGAACTAGAGCAACTAATTAAAGAGCAACGTGGCGAAACGGAAGAAACAGCTACAGACACAAAAGAAGTTGCGGAAGAAGCACAAGAAGCTGAACCCACTAGCGCAGAAGAAAAGACATTTAAAAAGCGTTACGGTGACTTGCGAAGACACACTCAAGAAAAAGAAAAGAAGTTTCAGTCTGAATTAGACGAACTTAAAAAGCAATTAGACAGTGCCACACGTAAAGAGATAAAACTTCCTACCTCTGAAGAAGACTTAGAGAAGTGGAGTGCAGAGTATCCAGATGTAGCAGCAATCGTTGAGACTATTGCCATTAAGAAAGCTAAAGAGCAATCCAAAGCTTTAGAGGGCAGAATAAAAGCAGTAGACGAAATGCAGTACAATGCACAAAAAGAAAAAGCGGAAGCAGAGCTTATACAATTACACCCGGACTTTGGGGAAATTCGTGACAGTGATGACTTCCACAATTGGGCAGAAGAACAACCACAATGGGTTCAGAACGCCTTATATGAAAATGATAATGATGCTAGGTCTGCTGCAAGAGCAATAGACTTGTATAAAGCCGATAGAGATATTACAACTAAAAAATCTTCTAATGGCAAAGATGCAGCAAAATCAGTTAACTCTCGTAACAGTCGTAGTAAACCTCAAGAGAATGAGTCATCTACATACTTACGTGAGTCTCAAGTTCACAAGATGTCTCCTCAAGAATATGAGAAGAAGTCTGATGAAATTATAGAAGCTATCCGTAGTGGAAAGTTTATCTATGATATGTCTGGTTCAGCCAGATAAAAAGTGTTGACAAATAGTTATGTGTAAGTATAACTAGAGACACTTAGGTGTACCTGTGTTGCGCAACATGGGTACACTTAATACCGCAAACAATCTCAGTCTTACGGATTACCTGACAAGCATGGCCCGTTGAATATTTGGTTGGCCGACTAAATACAATACGCACCCATAGTAACTCAGCCTCCTATATAGTCTGGTGAGTTTGCATCTGTTAAATAACCCGTCCAATTCCGGACAAAACTACCAATCTAGGAGAAACTATTATGGCTTTTAATTCAGCCTCTGGTTATAACAATCTTCCTAACGGTAACTTTTCTCCCGTTATTTACAGCAAACAGGTGCAACTTGCTTTCCGCAAGGCCGCTGTTTGTGAAGCAATTACCAACAACGATTACTTTGGTGAAATTGCTGCAATGGGTGATTCCGTTAAGATTATTAAAGAACCGGAAATCACAGTAAAGGCTTATGAGCGTGGTACAACTATCACACCACAAGACCTTGACGATGAAGACTTCAATCTAACTATCGACAAAGCAAACTACTTTGCATTTAAAGTCGATGACATTGAAGAAGCACACAGCCACGTAAACTTCCAATCACTTGCAAGTGACCGTGCTGCGTACCGCCTCGCTGACCAATTTGACCAAGACGTTCTTGGCTATCTTGCCGGCTTTAAACAATCTGCCCTACATGGTTCTGCAGACACCGTTAACGATGTTGTTAATGGTTCTAAAGCAGTATCAACTGCAGGTTCAGATGAATTACTTGCAAGCATGAAGTTAGATGCTAGCGACTTTAACAGTGGTACTGGTGGACAAGCTATTGCTATTCTTCCACGTACAGGTTCAGGTGCTGCTCCAACAAACGCAGGTGATGCAAACCCACTACAAGTTATTGCTCGTATGGCCCGTAAGCTTGACCAACAAAATGTTGACTCACAAGGCCGTTGGCTTGTTCTTGACCCAGTATTCATCGAAGTATTGAAAGACGAAGACTCTCGTCTATTTAATGCTGACTTCGGTGGTTCAGGTCTAATGAACGGCATTGTTAGCAATAACATTCATGGTTTTACTGTGTACGCATCAAACAATCTACCATCAGTAGGTACTGGTTCTTCTTTCGCAGGAGCAAACAGTGCAGTTAACTACGGTGCGATTGTTGCAGGACACTCTTCTGCTGTTGCAACTGCAGAGCAGATTAATAAAACCGAAACATACCGTGACCCTGACAGCTTTGCTGACATCGTTCGTGGTATGCATTTGTATGGCCGTAAGATTCTTCGTCCTGAAGGTCTTGTGAATGCCATCTATCACTTAGCATAAAGGGAGTTGAGATATGACTGCATATACAGCCGCTGATAACGTAGCCCGTGGGAATGATGCCCGTGGTCGTAAGCCTTATCTAATTCAAAACACTCTCGACATTGCTGCACAAATCGCAGTTAATGGTGCTGACTATGGAGCCGGTGACACAGAAACAATGCTTAATGTACCAAAAGGTACAGCTATTCTTTCTGCGGGTGTTGAAGTTGTTACTTCAGCCACTGGTACTACAGGCACTGTTGACTTAGGTTTCACAGGCGGTGTTGTTGATAAGTACGTTGATGGTCTTGACATTGTTGGTGCATCAGACGGGGACTACGGTTCTACGCCTGCTGCCGAAGCTGCTCAAGTTATGGTCACAACTGCTGACGATACTATCGACCTACTATTCGTCACTGAAGATGCTCTTACTGCAGGTAAACTGCGTGTATGGGCTGTCTGCATGGACGTAAATGACATTGGCGTTATGGATGCTTCTGAAGTAGACCGTGATGCTCTTGCATAAATAATTGTGTGAGGGGGCGGCTAGGTTTCGCACTGACCGTCCCCCACATTTTTACTTAGAAACAAAGGATTTATAAATCATGGCAATCACAACTGCAATGTGCAATAGCTTTAAGACAGAAATATTGGGTGGTATCCATGATGTAGATACTGACTCTATTAAATTAGCTTTAATCAAAGCTTCCCCTACTGGCACGTATAATGCTAGTACAACAAATTATTCAGACGTAACAGGCAATAGTGATGAAGCATCCGGCACTAACTATAGTGCAGGCGGACAGGTACTTGACTCTGCTGCTATTTCTTTATCTGGTTCTACTGCAATTATAGACTTTGCAGATGAAGTATTTAGCGATGTTACAGTCTCAGCAGACGGATGTATTATTTATAATGCAGGCCAATCAAATAAGGCAATTGCCGTAATAGATTTTGGTGGTACTGTAAGTGCTACTGCAGGCGACTTAACAATTGAATTTCCTGCAGCCGATGCTAGTAATGCGGTTATTCGTATAGCATAGGACATACATAATGGCTACTGTATCAGCAATCTACGGAACCGCTATATATGGTTCCTCAGAATACGGGGTCGTAAATGTATCTGCTTCTTTATCTGGAGTAGCTGCTACAGGTACAATTGGTAACCTTACTCCTTCAGTAGATGCTTCAGTAAGTATTTCTGGTGTTGCTAGTACTTCTACAGTAAATACTACTACAGTTAATATTACAGAATCTTTAGGTAGTGTATCTGCTAGTACAACAGTTAACGGCAGTGGCGTATCAGTAAGAAGCATTAATAGAGTTCCTGTATTAGGCGTTAGTGCAACAGGAACAATTGCCCCGGTAGTTGCAGGTGGATTTGAAGTTGACCTTACAGAACCGTTAGATAGCGTTCAGGGAACAACTACACTAGGTACGTTACAAGTTAATGTTCGTAAAGTACTAACTGGTGTATCCGCAACAAATGCTGTAGGTACAGTAGAGCATAGCAATACTCATGCTCTTACTGGAGTTCAAGGCACATTTACAGTAGGTAGTATAACTACTAATGTACATACTAGAGTACCAATTGTAGGTGTCGCTACAACAACAGCAATAAATACTTTAACTGTATCGGGACAAGGTAGTGTAAATATTGCAGGTATAGTTGGGACAGTATCAATAGGAACAACTACTCAAAGTGCTACTTCTTTTGATTTTCAATCTCAAGCTAACCTATACAGTCCTACTAGAACAATTTTAATACCAAGGTCACTTTAATGTCTACTGTAGCTGAACGTACTGTGTTAATACCTTTTCAGAATAGAACAATATATATAGAAAGAAAATCTTCCTCAGAAGAACGTACTGTATATGTATCGGAGTTATACTAATGTCATACCGTTGGCCCATTAAAGATAAAGATGAAACGCTAGATTACAGTGTAGATTGGTCTAGGTTTTTAGATACTGCTACTCTTACTTCTGTTGTATGGCACGTTAAAACAGATAGCATTGGTAAAACTGTACTTGCTGCAGGACAAGATTTAACCACTGCTTCTGGCGGTTCAGTTACTGACAGTATACAAAATGTTGCTCAAACGACTACCAATACAGTAGCTACAATTAACTTAGCAGGCGGAGTTAATAATAGAGAGTATACTTTTACGTGTGCTATGACGGATAGTACAGGCAGTGTTGCAGAAAGAACAATTAAACTTAGAGTGAGAGAGAAGTAATCATATGGCATACAACTTTCTTGGATTAGTAAATGACATCAACAGACGATTGAACGAAGTAGAACTTACCTCTTCGAACTTTGCAGGTGCTACTGGCTTTTATGGTCAAGCAAAAGATGCTGTCACTTCTTCTATTAGATACATAAATCAATCACAGTATGAGTGGCCTTTTAATCACGTAGAACAGGAAGACACACTCTCTGTAGGTGTAACCCGTTATCCTTTTCCGGCAGATGCCAAGGTAATAGACTTTGATAGTTTTAGAATTAAACAAAGTTCTACTTTAGGTAACTCTACTGTTAAGCTTCCAATTATTTCTTATGAAGAATATCTTGACAAGCTTGTTGACCAAGAGTATAATAGCGAAGCTACAACAAACGGTCAAGGTGTACCACAAAGAGTGAGTCAAGCACCTTCACTAGAATATATAGTAACTCCAGTACCTAACCAAGCATATAGTATAGTGTATGAATACTACCGTATTCCTGTAGATATGGAACAACATGGTGATGTTCCGCCCATACCGGAAAGATTTAGACATATTATTGTGGATGGTGCTATGCACTACGCCTACTTGTTTAGAGGCAATACGCAGGATGCACTAGTCGCTAAAGAAAAGTTTGAAGACGGCATTAAGAGTATGCGCTCAATGTTGATTAATAGATATAGTTATTTACGTTCTTACCTTATTCCACAGAATACCGGTGGAGGCAGTAGGAATAACTCAAGGCTTCCTCTATAATGGATAAATGGCAAACCTACCCAGTAGAGTTTCGTGGTGGTTTAATAACTAACTTAAGCCCCTTACAGCAAGGGATAAACGCACCCGGCTCTGCTCGTATTCTTCGTAACTATGAACCATCTATTGAAGGTGGTTATAGACGTATTGAAGGTTATGATAAGTATGACAGTAGTATTATTCCCCCGTATGGTGAGCCTGTTGTACATGGAGCAAGTCAAACCGGGACTACCCTTATCTTAGGTGCTATACATACTTCTCCTGCAGAAGGTGATACATTTACAATTGCAGGTGTAGCAGGTACATATACAATTGCATCAGGTGGCGTTATATTTGATGCTACAAATAATCGAGTTACGTTAACACTAACAACGAGCCTTGCTACAAGCCCGGCAAATGCTGCGGTAGTTACATTTACAAGCACTGCTTCTAACTACCGTGCTATTGGTGTAGCAAGTTGGGAAGATAAAGTTATTGTTGCTAAAAATGCAGATGTGTTTAAAACAACAGGCAGCGGCTTTACAAAAATAAATACGTATGATTATGGTACTCCTCTTGTAAATGGAGCTAGTCAAACCGGAACAAGTTTAATTGTAGATGGCATTACTGGAATACCTCAAGCAGGGGATGTATTTAAGATTGCCGGAGTAGACTTAATATATACAGTAGTTACAGATGCTTCTGTATCTTCCGGTGCAGCAACCTTAAGTATTAATCCTGCGCTTGATAGTAGTCCTGCAGATGATGCAGTAATTACATTTATTTCTTTGAATAGAGAAAGTGCTACTAAAGTAAGATTTACACAGTATAACTTTACAGGCACAGATAAACTAGCAATAGTAGATGGGCATAATCCCCCTGCGCTATAC